CCCACCGCTGGCGTCGTTGCGACAGGCTCGATCACCGTCTCTCACGCTCCGTCCGATGCGGGCACGCTGACGCTCTACATTGCCGGACAGAGGGTCGAGGTTGCGGTTGGAGCTACCGACCTCGTCTCCGCTGTTGCGACTGCTATCGCAGCCGCCATCACTGCGAACTCCGATCTGCCGGTGACCGCGTCCGCTAATGCCGCCATCGTGACCTTGACCTGCAAGTGGAAAGGGTCGACCGGCAACGACATCGATGTCCGCGCCAACTATCTCGGCTCGGCCGGCGGCGAAGCTTTCCCGCCCGCGCTCACGCTCACCATCGCCAACAGTGGCAAGCTCACGAGCGGCAGCGGGGCTCCCTTGTTCACGACCGCCATCGCCAATCTCGGCGACGAGCCGTTCGAGTATGTCTCGATGCCGTTCACCGACAGCACGTCGGTCGGCGCGTGGAATACCGAGTACGGCTTCGGCGATACCGGCCGGTGGGGCTGGATGCGTCAGTCGTATGGGCACATCTTCTCCGCTGTCCGCAATTCCTATGCGACGATGGTCGGCTTCTGCGAGAGCGGAGGCTTCAATTCCGGCATCGTCTCGATCATGGGTGTCGAGGTCAATAGTCCCTCCCCGGTGTGGGAGTGGGCTTCCGCCTACACCGCCAAAGCGGCTCGCGCGCTGCTCAATGATCCGGCGCGCCCGTTGCAAACCCTTGCGCTCGCGGCGATCTCGCCGGCTCCCAAGCATCAGAGGTTCATTCTGAGCGAGCTTAATGCGATGGCAGGCGCCGGCATCGCCACTCAGTCGGTCGGATCGGACGGTTCGCCGATGATCCTCCGTGAGGTGACGACGTATCGGAAAAACCTCTACGGCCAGGGCGATGATGCTTATGAACTGGTCCCGACGCTTGCCACCCTTGCACGCCTGATGCGCAATCAGCGTCAGGCGATCACCTCGAAGTATCCGCGTCACAAGCTCGCGGATGACGGCACGCGCTTCGGCCCGGGTCAGGCCATCGTCACGCCGAAGATCATCAAGGCCGAGTTGGTCGCGCAGTATCGCATGGACGAATGGAACGGGCTGGTCGAGAACGCGGTGCAGTTCAAGGCGAACCTCATCGTCGAGCGCGACAGCAACAACCCGAACCGGGTGAACGTGCTCTATCCGCCGGATGTCGTCAATCAGTTGCGCATCTTCGCGGTGCTCAATCAGTTCCGGTTGCAGTACGACCGGGGCGTCGACCTCGCTCTCGCCTAGTCGAGGCATCCCTCCACTTAAATCCGCACCGCCGCGCGGCTTCGTGCCGCGCGGTCGGTCTCCCATTTCAGAAAGGACACTACGATGGGCGTCAGGATCGCCGGGATTGCCTTCCTCAAGGTGGACGGCAGTCAATACCCGCTCAAGGGCAACTTCACGGTTTCCCCGAGCAGCGTCGAGCGCACCGGCATCGCCGGTCAGGACTACGTGCACGGATACAGCGAGCTTCCGCGCGTGCCGTACATCGAGGGAGATGTCTCCCTCGTGCCCGAGCTTTCGATGGAAAATGTCGAGAACATCGTCGATGCGACGGTGACCGCCGAACTCGCGAACGGCAAGAACTACGTTTTACGCAATGCGTGGTGCAAGTCGGCCTTCGAGCTACAATCGCACGACGGCCAAGTCCGCATCCGCTTCGAGGGTCTGTCGTGCGACGAGGTCGCGTAATCGCGTAACACCTGCAACACCGGAGAGCGAACATGGCCGGCACAAAATCGGAGACTACCAAGGAGAAGGCCCCGGAAACCGCGAGCGCGGAACCGGGGCCTATTTCTTTTCCGCTGCGCAAGGAGGTCGACGCGCACGGTGAGAAGATCAACAAGCTCACCTTCCGTGAGCCGTCCGGCGCCGACATCGAGCGGTATGGCAACCCGCTGATTATCGATATGTCGACCGAGGTGCCGACTGTCACCTTCGATGAGCGCAAGATGGCAGCGATGTTGTCTGCGCTCGCGACCGTTCCGTTGTCCACCATCCGCGCGCTTTCTCCGCGCGATTGGACGACGTGTGCATGGGGCATTGCCCCTTTTTTCATGCCGGACCTGCGGATGCTCTGATCCTCTCGTGCTACCGGCTCGCGAAGTTCTACGGCTGTCACCCTGACCAGTTCTTGCGGCTCACCGCCTCGGAGATCAGGCGGCACGAGCAGTGGACGAACCGTCTGCTCATCGAAGTCGAGCAGCAATCGGAAAGCGATAAGTGATGGCTGATACCGAACTTCGCATCACGGCGACGGTCGTCGACAAGGCGAAACGGCCGCTTGAAGAAATCCGCAAGGAGTTGCAGTCGGCCGGCAAGCTCGGCAAGGGCTCGATGTTTGAGATGGGCTCGGCCGTCAAGCAGATGGTCGGGAGCGCCGGCAAAGACCTCGGCGGGCTCGTCGAGGTGCTCGGCCTCGTCAGCGGCGCGTTCGGCAAGATCACCGCGTTTGCCGGCGCGGCCGGCGGCGCACTCGGCATCTTCGCGGCGCATCAACTCGCCCGCAGCCGTCTCGAAATGCACAATTTCGCGGTGGTCACCGGGACAAGCGTGCAGGAGATCAAGGCGTTCGAGAGCGCGGCCTCGGCGATGGGGATCAGCGTTGAGAGGGCGCAGCCCGCGATGGGTATGTTCCAACGCAATCTCATGGCGATCCACACGCGCCGTGGTGCTCTGTGGGATGAGATGCGCCGCGCGGGTGCGGCTCCATTCATGGAGGAGTTGGCGCACGAGTACGACACCCAAGGTGTCGACGCGGCGCGGTCGCTGTTCTTCAAGCGGCTCAAGAACGTCGCGAGCGCGGAAAGTCGCGGCCGGATCGCCGAGTTGTTCTTCGGTGATATGTCGTTCGCCATGATGGGCGGCGAACTCGACGCGCTGATGGAGAAGTACCGGAAGCAGCACCCCGGCCCGTCGACCGATCAAATGAAGGCGTACAGCGCGGCGTGGGCCGAGTTGAACGCATCGCTCGACGACCTCAAGGTCTCGGGTCTGACGCCGCTCATCAGACATCTGACCTCGGCTCTGCAAGGGCTCACCGAGTTCTTGGATCGGTGGAAAAAGGGCGAGGCGTTCGGGTTGCCGAACGAGAACGGCCGTCCCGATGTCGACGACGGCACGGCGCTCGGGCTCAAGCATCGCCGCCTGAATTGGGACAGCAACGAAAACCTTCAAGACCCGACGAAGGGTGAGCGGTGGGGCGAGGACAACTTCAAGAACCTCGGCAAAAAGATGAGCCTCTCGTATGCCGATGGCGTGCGAGGTGGGACCGGCGCCGTCGAGCGCGAAGGCGAGGACAACGCCAAGGCGTTTTGGCAGTGGTTTTTCCGCATCGGCCTCGAAGCCGCGAAGATCGATACCGGATCGGGCGGCATCCTCAAGACTGCGCTCGGTGGCGGGCTCGGCAGCGGCTCCGGTAGTCCCGACACGTTCCGCTCGGGCGGCGGCTACCGCCGGCTCGATCCGGGTTATCAGGGCGGTGGTGGTGGAAATGGCGGCGGATCGTCAGGCGAAGATTACTCGCCGTCCGGTGGCGCTCGATTGCCGAGCGGCAAGCACGGCGAGAACGCGCAGCGGATTTACGATGAGTTGCGTCGCCTGGGGCACTCGCACGAGCAAGCGAGCGCCGCACTTGGTCATGTGCAGGCCGAGAGCGGGTTCAATCCCAATGCAACGGGAGACGGCGGCACCGCGCACGGCTTTTTCCAGCACCGCAAGGACCGATGGGCACTCGCGAACAAGCTCGCCGCTCAAGAAGGTACGACACCATTCAGTCCCGAGGCGGCGGCACGCCACTTCGACTACGAACTAAAACACGGAGAGCGGAAGGCGGGCGCGCGTTACTTCGGCGCCGACAATGTGCGCGACGCCGTGACTGCGCTCAACGGGTATGAGCGTTTCGCAGGATGGCAGCGTGGGCAGGCGGGCCGATACTCTGCGGCCGACAAGTTCTCTCGCTCGATGCGTCCGTCCGAGGGCGGTGAGACGGCTGGCGGCCCGGCCGGATGGCGCAAGTCCGGCAAGCCGTTCCTGCCGTGGCCTGTCGATGCGCCGGGCGTTCCGTATGTCGACGACACCATGCGGATCAACCGCGCGCTGATGGCGCAGGTCAACAAGGTCGAGGGCAGCGCGAGCATCCGCGTGGATGTGAACGCACCGAAAGGTACGCACGTCGATGCGGGCGCCGATGGCATGTTTAAGAACGTGCAGGTGCAACGCTCGACGCAAATGGGTGTCGCATCCGACACCTCCGATTATCCCGGCTACGGGTTCTTTGAGGGCGCGCGATGACTATGCCTTATCAGCCGTGGCGCGCGGTGTGGCGCCCGGCGTCGTACAAAGGCGCCGGCTTCTATATCGAGGTCGGCGGCAAGGCTGGCGGCCGTCGCAACGTGCACCATGAGTATCCGAAACGGGATGATCCGTATGCCGAGGACATGGGTAGGAAGCAGCGGAAATTCCACATTCAAGCGTACCTGATCGGCCCGAACTATCTCGGGCCGCGTGATCGACTGATCGTAGTGTGCGAGCAGGAAGGCGCCGGCCTCCTCGTTCATCCGACACTCGGGCAATTGATGGTCGTCTGCGACACCTACAGCGTGAGTGAGACCCGTGAGAAGGGCGGCTACTGCACCTTCGAGATGACCTTCTCCGAGGCCGGCGTCGCGCCGAGCGTGAATGGTTACGACGCCACGCAGGGGGCCGTACAAGCGGCGGCTCAGGCGAACGATGCCACGACCGTTATTCGGGTTGATGCCGATTGCAACAAGGAAGTGACGAAGTGACCCGATCCGCAATGCTCGAAGCATCCGGCATCCTCACCCGCCTCGTTGCGGCGTTGCGTGATGCGTCGCCCGGTCAGCAAGGCCGCGCAGGCTCCGATCTGCGTCGCGCAGCCGGCGCCCTAATTGCGGGCGCTGAGAAGGCCATTCTGTCGGGGACGCTCGGTGCCGATCTTCTCGCGATCTTTCAACTCGCGACCGCTGCCGGTGTCGAGTTCTTTCCGATGGATCGTATCCGGCAGAAACTCCTCACGGAGAACCCGGCCGGGCTCCCGGCGATTGCGGTGACGCAGGCCGGCGTTCGCTTCGCGTTGTCGCAGATGGCGCTCCGTCTCGCGAAGATGGACTACGTGAGCCGCGACGACGTTGACCGTTTCCTGACGATCACCAATACGGCGTTCGCTCAGGCAGAAGAAGCCGCCTCCGATCAGGCCGACGCGGTGTCCTATCGATCAATCCTCGCATTGCACGCAGCGGTGACGCGCGATTTGACCGAACGGGGGCG